GCCCGCCGGCCTGGCCGCCGAAACCCGGCGGCCAGTTGACCACCTCCACCGGCTGCACCTCGCGGCCAGCGCCGGCAAGCCAGCTACCCAGCCGGCCGAGACGGGACTTGGCGCTGGCCGCCGGGCGTCCGGTCATCCTGCCCAACGCCGATGCCCCGCCGCCCCGCCAGGCGCGGAGCATCCCGCCCACCCCGCGGGCGATCCTGCGGCCCAACACCGCCCCGCCCAGGGCCAGGGCGCCGGTGGTCAGGACATCGAAGCCGCGCTCCAAGGTCTTGGGGTCGATCCCGTTGAGGAGATCGGCCAGCCGGCTTATGAATCCAGTGAGCTTCTGGTCGGCGAAGCGCTCCCAGGCGGTGCGCAGGTTGCGCAGGGCGGCGTTGAAGGTCCGGGCCGCCCGGGCGCTGTCTTCCATGAGCTGCTTGCCCTGGCCCTGGATGGCCAGGAACTTTTGCAGCGACTCCAACATGCCCAGGCGCTGGTATTCGGCCACCAACACCTTGATGCCGCGGGCGGCCTCCTCGCCGAACAGTTTGCCCAGGCGCTTGATGTCGCCATCCACGGCGTTCACCAGGTCTTCCAGGATCGCGGGCACCGCCCGGGCCACCTTCTTGCCCTGGGACAGTTGCTCGGGGTCCCAGACTTCCACGCCCAAGGCCTCGAACTTCTCCGACTTCTGCACCAGCTCGCGCAGCACCGCCTCGAAGGCGGTGGCCGCCTGCTCGGCGCTGCCGGTGCCCTGGCGAAAGACCTGGAGCAAGGCGCCCATCTCGCGCAGGGCCTGGGGACCGGTGCGGCCCAGGGCGGCATAGGCGGCGGTCACCCGCTCGCCCTGGGCGGCCAGGTGTTGCAGGGTGAAGGCGCCGGCCTTGCCCTGACGCACCATGGTGTCCAGCGCCTTCAACATCTCGTCAGGGGTCTTGATGCCGAACTTCTGGGCCATGTCGGCCACCAGGGCGCCGATGTCGGCCCCCTGGGCGCCGGTGGCCTGGATGGCGTGGCCGATGTTCAGGAGGTTGCTCCGGGCCAGCTCCAGGTTGCCCGTCTTCTCCACGATCTTCTCGATGGCGTCCAGGAGCTGATCGGGGGCCACCCGGATGTCCTGGCGGGTGGCGGTCGCAAACAGTTGCTCCTTCAGCTTCTGTATCTCCTCGGGGCTTTTGTTGGCCTGGATGCCCAGGCGGGTGAGGCGCTCCTGGAGGTTGCCCACGTTATGCACCGTGGCCGCCGCGCCTGCGCCGGTGGCCAGGGCGGTGACCTTGGCCCCGGCGGTGTCCAGCTTACTGCCCGCCCAGGCGGCCGTGGCCCTGCCCATGCGGCGGAAGCGGTGCAGGGCCCGCAGCTTGCGGGCGGCCCGGTCGCTCAGGCGGGCGTAGCGCCGGGTCTCGGCGGCCAGCTCGCGCAAGTCGATACCATAGGCCCGGGCCTGGCGCTTGGCCTCTCGGTAGCGCCGGCCCACCTCCCGCAACGCCCGCTCCAGGGCCAGGGTGGAGCGGCCGAAGCGCTGCTGGTTGGCATGCAGGCGCTCCAGGACGCGGCGGTAGCGGGCCACCTGGGCGGCCAGGGCCTGGCCCGTGGCGGCCCGGTTGAGCTGTTCTTGCAGGCGGGCGTAGCCGCGGGTGGTGCGGGACAGGAAGCGATCCACGGCGCTGCCCGCCCGGGCGCTGCCGGCGGCCATGCGCGAGACGGCCTGCTGGGAGCGCTGGGCCAGCCGATCCCAGCGCCGCCCGGTCTCGGCGAAGCTCTTGCGCAGGCTCGAGGCCACCACGCCGGTGAGCTTGAATTCGGTCTTGTAGGTCCTGCCGCTCATCGCCTTTGCTTCAACTGCTCCGCCAGGGCCCGATGCCAAGCCAGCAGGTCGTCACAGGCCAGGTCCAGGTAGGCGACGGGCCCGCCGCCCAGGTGCCGGGCCAGGTCCACCACCAACCGCCGGCAGTCGCTTCCGCTCAGGAGAAAAAACCTTGCAGCGCCTCCTGCACCTTGATGAAGTCGGCCACGTCCAGGGCCTCGATGTCCTCCCGGGGCCTACCCGACAGACGGGAGGCCAGCACCACGTCCTTCTCGTAGTCGGGACAGGCGCCCAGCTTCTCGATGGCCAGCACATCGGCCACGGTGGGCCGCCGCAGCTCCAGGACCTCCAGGACGCCGTCGGCCAGCCGAGGGGGATGCTCCAGGACCAGCTTCTGAGCCATGCCTTCCTCCCTTGCTCACGGAGTGTTGGTGTGCTCCGAACCGCTGCTCTCGCCTTGATTCAAATCGCGCCCCACGCGGTTGGCGTGGATATCCCTGCTGCGGATCGCCACCGTGCCGCTGTCCCCGGTGGCCACGCGGGTGGCGTCCACGTTCTGGCTGTGCAGCACGATGGTGCCGTTGTCGCCGGCCGTGACCTGGTAGCCCCGTTGGTTGAGGGCGGTCTTGAGCGCGTTGAAGCCCCAGTACCAGGGCAATTGGTCCAGGCCGCGCAGGGCCACCTCCTTGGCCCCGCCGATGAGCGCAATCAGCACGTCGGCGATGGTGGGCGGGTCGTGGTAGCGGCTCATGTCCGCCAGCGAGACCAGGGCCAGCATCACCCTCGGATCCGGGGCGCGGCGCAGGGAGACGCGCACGTTGGTCATGGGCAGGCTGGGGTCCTGGGGCCCCACCACCAGCTCGTCGCTGAGCCGGAGCTTGCCCTGGCCGATGAGCTTGATAAGGTTGGCGAACTGCTCAGCCTGGCTCTTGCGCGCCTCATTGGCCACCGTGGTCTCGCCTTCCTTCAGGGTGGCGCAGCCGGCCAGCAGCAGCGCGGCCGCCAGACAGGCCACAAGCGTTCTCCGCATGAAACACCTCCTATCCCCGGCCCAGGTGCTGGTTGACGGCCTCCAGGTAGTCGGTGTCGTTCACCACGAACTTGTAGTTGAGCTTGTCGATCTCCAACCGGTCCTCGCCGTCGATGGTGAGCTTGAGGTAGTAGACCTCCAGCTCGGTGGCGGTCTCCATGGCCTTGCCGGTCTCCAGCTTGCCCAGGCCCAGCTTCTTGGGCAGGCCCTTGACCACCAGCTTCACCGGCTTGGGCACCAGCCGGCCCTCGCCCGCGTCGTGGTACTGAATCGAGCCCCGCAGGTCCAGATGGTGGCCCTTGGGCGCGGCCAGGGCGGCGGCGTTGTCGGTGATGGTGCGCCAGTTGAGGGCCAGGGTCATGCTCTGGGTGTGGGCCAGCACCGGGCTGTCCAGCTCGCCGGCGATGCCGGCGCCCGAAACGCTCTCGGTCATGAACTCGATGTCGGGCAGGTCCACGTCGGCCACGCCCAACAGGTCCACGCTGTCCAGGTAGACCCGGAAGGCGATCAGTTTCTCGGGGATCGCGTTGGTCGCCATGGGTTTCCTCCTTCTTCCCTCCTGCTAGGCGAAGAGCGCCTGCAAGTAGGCCGGGTCGTACTCCAGGATGAAGTCCAGCTCCCGGGCGGGGCTGGGCGGCGTGAGGTACACGTGCAGGCGCACCACGCCGTCCATCACGTCAGTGACCGGGTTCTCGTCGCTGCGGAACTCCACCCGGCCGCCCAGGATGATCTCGCGGGCGGCCAGGCCGTTGAGCCAGACGTTGGCGCTGTCCACCACGGTCTCGATGCCGCGGCGGGTGACGGGAAAGTCCAGGTGTTGCCACCAGGTGAGCACCAGGGTGTTGCCCACCCAGTTGAACATGCGCCGGATGGGCAGGAAGGTGTCCTTCACGTCGGTGGAGCCGGGGTAGGCGCCGGTGCGGTTGCCCCAGGCCTTCCAGCCCCCGTCGAAGTTGAGCGCGGTGACGATCCCCTGGCCGTTGAGGTAGGCCCCCTCGGCCGGATCCAGCCACACCTCCCGCCCAGCCACCGGCGCCACGCCGTCGATGACCAAAAGCTCGTTGGAGGGCGACTTGTAGGGTACGTCGCCGTGCTCGGCGTCGGTGCGGCACATGAGCCCGGCCAAGTGGCTGGAGAGCCAGTGCTGTTCGCCCCCCAGGGTCACCTTGGGCCAGCAGACCGCCATCTGGCGGTCGGTGTAGTTGTTGGCCTGGGTCCACTGGGGCACCTCGCTGTAGGTGGCCGGCGCGCCGGCGCCCGCCACCGGCACGTCCACCAGGGCCACGGCCTTGAAGCAGCCGTTGATCCCCTCGGCCTTGGCCGCCATCACCGCCGCCACCTGGGGATGCT